GTCTAAATAACTCCATGCAGCATTAAAATAACTTTCGTAAGTTTCTATATTTCTTTTTTGAAAAGTGTTTAATTCATAAAGATAACTACCAAATTCTTGATTAGGTAAAATTTTAAATTTATCTAAACTTGTAGAAGTCAATAATTTTTGTTTTAAATAAATAGTTCCAGCTTGTAAATAGTCAAGTGTTACATCCGTTTCACGTTCAACCAATGCACTTATATCTAATTCTCTATCTCGAATGCTTGGGAGTGCTTCATAAATAAAAGGCGTATAACCCTCATCTTGTAACTCCATTCGAGCTTCATCTCCATTAATATCAAGTACTAAATTGTTATCAACTAAAAAGCCTTTTAAGAAGTCAAATTGAGTAATGTCGCTAACTTCATTACCTAAATAAATAGCATCACTATCTTGTACGTTATCATGTGAAATCATAAGATAATCACAATATAAACTACTTATTGATGGCGCTGAAAATCCACTTTTAAAAGTAGGCTCAATATGAAATTCTATCCAATCATACAATTGAACTTGTACATCAATATCTAAATCAATATAGTTACTTCCTTGTTGTAAAAACCCATTAATTGTATCTATCATTGGTCGTGAAGCGTATAGCAATGTAGGTATATTAAAAGGTGGCGGGGTTATTAAATCTGGCCTCCAAATAGCTATCCATACTTTGCAATCTTCTAAATCTCCGTTATTAGTAAATTCCAAATTAGCTTTAACATTTACCTTATCTGTATTACTATTTCTAAATTCATAATTATTGCCAGTCACTTTAACTACTGACCCATTATTAGCTAAAGGAGTTGCAATATCTAACTTTGCATTATCAATTTGGTTTGATGTATCTGTCCATGTATTACTTGATAAATGAGCCTCTGTAAAACTTGAATATCGCAAATTTAAACCGTAGTTGCTATCCATAAATTCACTACTTAGGCTTATACCCTCATCCCAAAGAATTTTATTTATAATGTGCCTTACTGAAAAAAAGAAACCTAACTTGTTAAATTCTACTTGATTGGCTGTGTTTAGTTCTATTAAGTTTGGATGTCCTAAGTTGAAAGAAACCCCAGTATTTAATGATTGAGATATTCCCGATTCAAGTGCAACAATAGCGTTAGCGTGTGTAAATGTCCATTGATAATCATAATTAAACAATTCACTTAACTTTTTTCTTGATAAGTTGTCCATTAATTTATTAAACGATCCTACAAATAAAACCTTAAAATTTTCATTGGCATAACCTCTAACATATAAAGTACCTTTTTGATAGATGTTATTATCTATTTTTATGTAGCTATCTCCAAATGCTTCACTTTGTGCACCTTCTGTATTGATATTGCTAAAAGCTAATTGATTCTTTGCAGTAATCGGGATTGAAAACTCTACGGATTTTATACCTGTACGTGCTTGCAAACTTTCTACCTTAGTCAAGCCACCACTAACAACAAAGCTCTGTAAAACCTTATCGTTAATGTCTAAATCTATGCCTTTGTAATTTATCATATAAAACTAAGTGGTTTTTGTGAGTTCTTATATTTAAAATTAAATTTGATACCTCTTGAACCGTCCACTAAAGTATAAACACCATCAAATAAATTAACAAAGCATACATTAGATTCATTATTGTTTATTATTATGCATATATGCCATTGACTATTGATGAAATCACGCAACTCCTCCTTGTGTGCTTGGCTAAAATATTGACTTCTTACTTCAAATTCTTGTGAAAATTCTTGATTAATTTTTAAAGTGTTAGCACTCGTATTAAAGAAATTTGGAAAAGTTAATTCAGGTACGTATCCACTCATAAATTCATCTGACTTTGTGCTTGCTTTTTCGTTTAAATAAGTTTGGAAAATGATATTTTCAAGGCATCCGTATCTATTTTTAAATACAAATTCAATAGTGTTACATAGATTATTAACATGGTAGTATGTACAATTTGTATTAGTGCCACTTTCACGAACTCTAAAACTTTCGAAAGTTGCTAAAGTTCCACCTCCAGACTTTACAAATTCAGATATAATAAAGTCTTTATTTAAAGGTACTCTAATTAATTTATTTAAGTATGTAGTTAAATCGAGTACTCCTGTTTCAAATATTGTGCTCCCATTGTTTGGTTCGCTTACTTGGTAAGTGTCCACAATTAAACTTTCCTTTGTTACAAATAAGCTAACCCCATCAACTATACCTTGAATTTTTTTACAAAAGTTTTTAGGATTTGTTATATTTAAATCACTTGCATACAATAAGTTTTTATAGTCTATTGGATAGCGTGCGCTTTGTTCTTCATTTGTATCATTAACCCTATTATCTAAAAAAGAAAAAGCATAAAACTCATTACTTGTTAATGGGCTTAATGCGTTAATTGTATCACTTACAACAACTTCAAATTTTCCATATAAATCTGTTAATTCAGTTATTGCTGAACTATCAAGACCTTGCATACTTCTTACATCAAAAATACTTTTAAGATAATTGGAAGCGTCAAAAAAATACTCATTGTTTATGTTTGGTGCTTTATATGGTGGTACATTTGGAATGCTTACGCCTGCACTTGTCTTAATTTCAAATGTTAAGTATGCAGGATTGTTGGTAGTTTCAGTCGCAACAAAATTTACTTGCAAGTAACCTGAGTAATATCCATTGTTTGTTGGCTGTGTTGTTAGTGCTATTGCCATGATTTTATATTTGTATCTACATAATTTTTTACCATTTCATCAATGGCGTTCTTGTTTTCATTTAATACCTTTGGTGTAATATCTAATCCATTGCTATCTTTTGGTGCGCCATTCTCATATATCTTTCTTTGTATAACCGTTGCACTCGGAAAGCTGCCTCCCATTCGGGCTTTCTTATCACTTATCCATTTTTCTAACTTAGTAAGGCTTACTAAAGTTCCTGCGGGTGTTCCTTTGTCTATATTCTCCCAATAATCAACGCCTTTAACTATTATTCGGGTTATAGTGCTTTCTTCACGTAACGATAATACGGCTTCTCCACTTGCTTGACGCTTGTGAAAGTCCATTTTTTCTTTCGTTTTCTTTATTAAAAAGTCTGCTATCCTACCCATGTTGGCAAAAGTAAATAAAAATAATTATTATTTTCAAGTTTTTTCTTGTGCTTTTCGGCTTTCTATAAAACTCATTACATCTTCTAAAGGAGTGTTTAACACTTGGTCGAATGCGTTTCTACTCATTTGGGGGTTCGTGAAAACACCTGTGGTCGCAACGTCTGCAAATAAAGGGTAGTAACCCATGCGTTCAAGGTACTCATTCCTTTTTCCAACTCCGCCACTACTGCTGAATGTCGCTGCATACTTTCCCCCCATTTCATCATAAAATTGAGCAAAAAAAAACTGCAAGCGTGTATAACATCCATTCGTGCGTGTTCTTTTAGCCATGCTATTCTTTCTTCAATAGCTTGCAAATCTTGATAATACGCCCCATCTCTTAAATAAACCGCTGCAATTAAGATACCTTTATCAATTTCGCTTGATTGTTCTATTTGTTTGAGTAGGTCGGTGCAATCCATGAAGTCGCCAGCCGTTCCTTTTTCAAAAGTTCTAATCGAAAACTTACGCCCTTTAATTTCAAATGTTTCTTTAGGTCGTTCACGTTCCAAGAATGCAAATTGAGTAACAAAAAGATTATTTATTTTATCCCATTCAACCATGATTAACTCCTCATAAGTAATCCCTTTGCTTAATGCTGCAATTACTCTGCAAATGCTTTCAATGCTCTTTCTTTGAGCGTCTAAGGTATTACCATCCTCAAAATCTTTCATTGCTTCTGCGGCTAATTGAATGTATGGATACGCTTCATTCCATTGATTGTATGTAATGTCGTATCGTCCTGTAGGTATTAAAAACTCTTTTTGAGTTATGCCGTTTGCTTTAAAGCTAAATCTATTCATATAAAAACTTGGTTTTTAGGTTTTCTATAAGTTACAATGTAATATCCTGCTGCGTCGTTTAAATGGTCAAATCCGCTAACTTTATTGGGTATGCCGTTTTTATCGTATGCTTGTTGTTCTAATGATTGTGAATATTCGGGGCACGTATGTTTATTAACTTTATATCCTTTTCTAAACATCATATTCATAGTGTTTATTCTGTCTTTTATTGCAGGATTGGTTCGGTCAACGTGCAATCCAAATCCAAACCTTTTAATTATATCGTGGTCGGTTTCGCTGCTGCTTGATTTTCTACTTTGTCCACTTGCATCGGGGTAAACTATAATCTTGTTAGTTGGGTAACGCTCTTTAATCAATGAACACATTTGCTCGGTGTTATAAGCCTTTGTAATTTCAGCTACTGCAAAAGGTTCGTTATTTTCTACAACGTGAACAACGGCTGCCATGTTTGTAACGTTAAAGTCCATACCTATAAAAAGAATATCCTTATCATTTGCCGTTATGTCTGTATGGTTTACATTCCTATCGTAATCAATATAAACGGATCCGCTTGTTAAGTTAACAAACTCGCCATCAAGATATGCCCTTAATTGGTTTTCGTTATACTGCTCCGTTAAACTTGCAATGTAATCTTCACTTATAAAAGGATTGTTTTTTGTTGTGGCTTGGATTAACTTTTTATTTTCGCTTGCATTAACTACAAAGAAATCATAAAGAAATCTAAATCCCTCTGGAGTGCTTACAAAGTCGGTAGCGTTATTGTTACCTTGAAATTTTACGGAGTTCCTTGCTAAAATCTTAATCATTACTTCCTGCATCTTTGCCTTAGGTAGTACATCCGCTTCATCTACTAAACTATATCCTACTTCATAGCCTATTATTAAATCGGGATTATCCATTGACCTTAAAATTATCCTACCATAAGGAGTGTGTATGTCTTTATCGCTCTTATTAATAATGAAAGGGATTTCTTGTTGTGTTAAAATGTCTGCAAACTTAGGAAAGGCAATATCTTTTATAAGTGGGTATGTAGGTAAGTAATAAGCTACATCAACTTTAGGCATGGCTAACTTCTTTGTGATTGTCTTAATTACGCCTGCTTGACTTTTGCCACTTCTAAAGCCACCTACTAAGCCTGTATGCCTTGATTGGCTTTTAATAAACTCTGCTTGATGCCTTAGTATTTCAATCATTCAATAATTTTGAACTCTAAAGGATTTATGTTAGTGTTAGTTTGTTCTACTTCGGTTTTATCTTTCCATCCCATGTTTTTTAAAGCAAAAATATCAAAAGAAGTTCCACTAAGTTCATAAGAATTTTCAACCATTAACATTGCTCTTTTTATTAAGTCGGAAAATACTTCTTTTTTTGAGTACTCGTAGAGTGTATCCCTACAAGAAAAGCCTAAGTATAAAGCTAATCCAGTTATAGTTGCTTTTTCATCTTGACTAAAATATTCAATACATTTTTCTTTTAATTGCTCAAAGCCTAATTCATCATCTGAATATATTGGTGGTCTTCCTGTTGTTGTTAAACCTAAAGCAAATTTATTACCTAATGGGGCTGCCATGATTATCTTATTAAATCAAATGAATTAAAAGTACTCCCTACTTGTAAAGTGTCGCCAATAGTTAAAGGCACAAAGAAACTTCTTTGTTTTCCCTTGTTAGTTTCAATTGTAACAACGTATTCGTTTGGTGTTATGTAGTTAGTCACCTTTTGAATAGTTTGGCCGTTGTACTGCGTAAAACTTGGTACTTCAATATTAGTACTTGGTTTGTGTGTTTTACTTATTACTATTCCACTTGTGCATGAAGTTAAAAATAGTAATGCTATAAATGTTAATGTTTTCATTGTTTTACAAATTTAGTTATTTTTTTGAATTTTATCTCTTAATTCTGCAGCTCTTTCGTAATCTTCGTTTTCGAGTGCTTGGTTAAGTTGTATTTCTAAGCATATTTTACTCATGTCGTTAGCTAATAAACTTACTTCTTTTTCAAATTGTTTTATAACTTCTCGCTTAAATGACAAACCTATACTTTTATCGTTTATTTCAAATACTTTGCCACCATCTTCACATTTTGGAAACTCGGACAATGTAAAAGGTCTGCAAGTATAATTTAACGCATCCAATAAATGGTCGCTTGTATTTTCTTTTACTCCATTTAAAGGCTTTTTGCTTATTTTGTATTTTCTTGCTTTCATTTCTTTTAGTTTAAAATATCATCATCTTGTCCCCAAGTGCTATAATAAGCAAGT